TAACTTGAGTGTATGTATCTAGGTTTCCAGCCAATTGTAATACCACATGAGGCAAGGCAGTATATGTCGAAACACCGGCATATAGTGCTCCAATACCACCTGCATTACCAAAGAACACACCAGTGTTTGAGAATGTTCCACCAACTGGTACATTGATGTTACCACTTAATATAATATTGCCTGCGCTGATGTTGCCTTGCAAACTGCTTGGCCCTTGCACATATAATGCGCCTGTAATACCAACGCCACCGCCTCCAGGTACAACCAGGGCACCTGTAGTAAAGCTGGTTGCATTTGTGCCGGATGCCGCTACAATATTACCTGTAGATTGTAATGCACTAAATGTGCCAGCCGCTGGAGTTGTGTTACCAATAACTGTGTTATTGACGCTACCGCCTGTGATCACTGCATTGGCACTGCTGAAGTTTGTTGCTACCAGAGTAGTGGCCTTGGCATCTGTAATGTTGGCAGTGGTATTGTTTAATACGGCAGTTGTGGTTGTGCCTGCATCCAATGTTGTAACGTTGCCCGTAGTAGCGTTTAGGGTGGCCGTGGTTGTTGTACCAGCATTAACAGTGGTTGAGGTAAGTGTCGTGACATTACCATTGGTACTGTTTAGCGTTGCAGTTGTGGTTGTTGCAGCGTCCACTGTGGTTATGTTGGCAGTGGTAATGTTGATTACAGCAGCGCCAACTGTGGTAGCATTTAATTTTTTATTTAGATTCCAACTGTCGTCGGCATTCAAATATGTAAGAGTTGCGTTTGCACCTGCCACAGTCAAACCAGCCCCATTGGCTTCTGCACCCGATGTGGCATTGGCCGCCACAGTAATATTTAGATCCTCTACATTAAGAGTTTCCACATTTAGTGTTGTGGTATTACCTAGTACCAACAAGTTGCCAGTCACTGTCACATTACCAGCCACATTCAAATTGGCACCAACACCCAGGCCACCTGTGACTACTACTGCACCAGTAGATGGGTTATCGCTTTGTGCGGCACTGGTAAATGTGGTTGCACCACTAGCTGATAAAGTGGTAAATGCGCCAGTCGATGGTGTGCTGTTTCCTATTGGAGTGTTGTTTACACTGCCTCCGGTTATGACTGCATTACCAGAACTGAAATTGGTTGCAACAAATGTTGTTGCTTGCCCAGAGGTAATATTGGCAGTGGTAGTGTTGACCACAGCCGAGGTAGTGGTACCTGCCTCTAGTATTGTGATATTGCCATTTGTGGCATTTAATGTAGCAGTAGTAGTTGTGCCTGCACCTAATGTTGTTATATTACCTGTAGTAGCATTTAAGGTAGCTGTGGTAGTTGTACCTGCTCCAAGGGTGGTAATGTTACCAGTAGTAGAATTGAGTGTGGCAGTTGTTGTTGTGCCTGCGCCTAGTGTGGTAATGTTACCGGTAGTGGCATTTAATGTAGCAGTGGTAGTAGTGCCTGCCTCTAGTGTTGTTATATTACCTGTAGTAGCATTTAAGGTAGCTGTGGTAGTTGTACCTGCGCCCAGTGTTGTGATGTTGCCTGTGGTTGAATTCAGTGTAGCAGTTGTTGTGGTTCCACCGTTTATGGTAGTGGCAGTCAGTGTATTGATGTTAGCCGTAGTACTGTTCAATTCGGCAGCGTACCAACTGGCTGTATTGCCAGTTGTAATTGTTGCATTGGCCAATCCAGAAATATAACCACCACTAACAACTGCATTGCCAGTACTAAAGTTGGTAGCAAACAAAGTTGTTGCCAAAGCGTTTGTAAAATTTATAGTGGTTGCACTAATACTGGATGCACTAATTGCTGTAACTGCCTGTACATTTCCAATTTTTACATTGGCATATCCGGCATTGTTGATACTTACTACTCCAGTCCCTGTGTCTGTGGTAGCTATACCCACAAAAGCACTATCAGCTTCGCTCCATACCCAAGCCACGTTGACTGAACCAAAACTGTTCAATGCAGATAAATTACGATTCATCAACATACCAATAGTGTAGTTTGTCAATGACCCGGTATATCCGTTGTTAAAAATTACAAAAGGATCAGAAATAAATGTGTTGATTGCGTTGATATTACTGCTGGTTCCAGTAATTGTGAGATTACCTATAATGCTCAGGTTGGAGTTAAGTGTCAAATCTGTAGCAAACAGGCTTCCAACCAGTGTTTGATTTGCTATTTTAGCCGCTGTAATTGTAGCATCGGTAATTTGATTATTTTTAATTCGTGTGACAGCCATTACTGATCCTTTTATAAGGTGTTATCAGTATTTAGCAGAATGGACGGGGTACGGGTTTTACACTACAAAGTAGGTTTTTTGCAGCTTGATGTTGGCAGTTCCAGACACAGTATTTGCCCATAATCTCACAGTTGTGCCAGAAATATTTGATATAAATGTAGTCAAAGTGCCACCTGTGACAACTCTGTTTACGTTACTGACTGCCACAGTGGCGCCCATATGAACAATGCCAAACTCTGCAAACTCTGCTGAACTGGCCGCAGTGGTAGTGGCCATGTATTTAGCAGATCTATACATGGCTTGATCAAAACTGTCTACTATCACTGGGGTGGTAGTCAATGCCAAATTTGCTGAATTGATTTCTTGTGTGTTTTCTGCTGTGACTGTACCTGACGCAATGTATCTGATACTGACAATATCAGTTACCAACGGAATTTCTGCAAATGTTATTTGCGTGCCTGCCACTGTGTAGGCCACACCTGGCTGTTGTAGTGTACCGTTGATACTAACAATGATGCCTTCGGCTGTGGTACTGTAGTCCAGGGTGTAAACTGTGCTTGACCCATCTGGTGTGATAGTTTGATTGTTGATCTGTCCTAGCAAACTGATCCACCCAGAGCCGGTATAAACTTCAAGATTGTTTGTACTCAAGTTCCATCTTACAGCACCACCGTACACTGGTGTGGGTTGTTGTGCGGTAGTACCGGCTGGCAATTGTAAGGCACTGGTGGCATTGATAGTGACCACAGCATTGGCATTGGTCAGCAACGGAGCAAGAACTAGATTGCCTAGCAGGCTGCTGATAGACACATTCTCTATTTTTATATTACCAAGATTGGCTGTGGCAATAGCAGCATTTGCTAGCCCAGTGATGTATCCACCTGAGATTACTGCATTGCCTGTGCTCAAATTGGTCGCCGCTGCGGTGACCAAATTTGCACTGGTACTGTTTAATTCTGCTGCATACCAGGTTTGTACATTTCCTGTGGTTATGGTAGCATTGCTCAATGCACTTATGTAACCGCCACTAATAACTGCATTGGCTGTACTAAAATTGGTCACAGCTGAAGTTGTGATATAGGCATTGGTCAATGCACTGATATAACCGCCTGAGATTACTGCATTACCAGAACTGATATTGGTTGCTGCCAAAGTGACAATATTACCCGCGGTAGAATTGAGTTGGGTGGCATACAAACTTTGTAAATTGGCAGTGGTTATAGTAGCATTTGATAATGCACTTATGTAACCACCTGACATTACTGCATTGGCTGTACTAAAGTTAGTAATTGAGCTAGTTGTAATGTAGGCATTGGTTAATGCACTAATATAACCACCTGAGATTACCGCGTTGGCAGTGCTTATTGATCCGAACACTGCCGAGTCAGTTACTGTAATATTTCCAAAAGTTGCTGTACCGCCTGTGTTAGTGATGTTGCCGCTGAAATTGGTAGCAAACAAATTGCCAGCATACAGGTTACCAGATACACCCATCCCGCCAACTATTACTAATGCTCCAGTGGTTGAGTTGGTCGATGAAACACCTGATGCCAAAACTAAATTGCCAAATATTTTTGTTACACCAGAAACATTGGCAGTGCCAGTGACAGTGAAAGTGTCGACTACACTGTTGGTATTGACACCAAATCTAAAGTTGGTAAAATCCATAAAGGCAAGCGGTTTACCATTTGTAGTAAATGCAAGATCAGTGCTTTGTCTGTCTAGATCACTAAAAAGAAGTGCGCCGCTTATTCTGCCAATAGCCACGGCTGATCCTTATGCAGCATCAGTGCTGTTGAGATTGTGTACTACTACGATTTTGTTAGGGTTGACTCCTGGAGCTGGTGGCGGACTGGTAAATGTGATTGTGGTTGTGCCGTTCACTGTGTAGTTGATGCCGGGCTGTTGATACACCCCACCAATGCTGACCAACACAGCGTTGGCACTGGTTTCAGTCTGAGTCATGGTGAATTGTGTTTGTACGCCGTCGCCGGTAAATTCGTCCACGGTAATATTAACCGAACCAATTTTTGCCACTTGGTTCCACACTCCGGCAAAAAACAATTCCACTCGGTTGTTGCTGGTGTTAAATCTTATCTGACCGTTGACCGGTTGGTCTGGGCCAATGCTGTTGCTGCCCAAGGGCAACTGCACAGCATAACTACCGCCTTCTAACTGAGTGTTTTTGAGATAGCGACCCATTGTTATACACCTATAGTGCTGACAGTGGCCACGATTGAGTTGCCCACGTTTGCATTGGCTCTAATGGTGTCGCCCTGTGCCAATATCAATTTTTCCCAATCCACAATGTAGGTATCACCACTAGTAATTAATTTATTCTTGTATACAATGTTGTTGGCGTTGGCCACAAAACCTGCGGGCACCACGTGCAAGGTAAAAGCTGTGGCTGCGGTATTGGTATTGCAAAAATACATGGTAGTAACTGCTTGTCCACCTACCGAAGTGACAGCCAGTACATTAGCTGCTGCCTGTCCTGTGTCTACTAAAACTGTGTTATGAATTGCCATTTGTTGTCCTTAAAGTACCAATGCGTAAACTTGAGCCGATGTTACCGCAGTTGCAGATCCAGTCTGAATAGACTCGTATGTGCTTCCATCGTTGGTCAAGGTCCAGGCTCCCAGTGTCTCATTCCATAATATGGCCACATTGGCCAGTGATCCTCGGTCCACGTTAATACCAGCAGTGTTCAGCGTGACGCCTGGCCCAGTTTCTCCTGCATTGACAGTGATGATGTTGTCGGTGATATTTAAATCTGTACGAGTAATGGCAGTAGCATTTCCGCCCACATACAGGTTGCCTTGTATATAAACCGTGTTTGTGCTCAGTGTAATATTAGCACTGGGTTTGATTTTGTTAGTAATTGTGTAATCATCGTTGAGACTTTTTACCACAGCCATTTTATGCGTCCTTGTTCACTGTATTTATGCACAAATGAGTTTGCTAAATCCAATAAAAAACCCGCCGAAGCGGGTTTCGTTATAGTGCATTGTTTTAGTGTGTGAACACGTTGGCAAATGTACTGGTTGCCACATAATCGCTGCCGCGATATCTGTAGCGTATATCATTTTGATCCCACACAAACTTGTTTGAGATACGGCTGGCGTAAAACGCCACGTTGCTGGTGTTGTATCCGGCAATAGACACGGTGCTTGCACCACTGCCAGGTGTGCCATTGGGTGCATCAGCGCCTGCTGCTAGAGTACAAATAGTAGCACTGGCATTTGATTGAGTGCGATTTTCCACTGCGCCCACAGCATTGGCTACAAAGAATGTGGTTGATCCTTTTTGTGAGATAATATATGCGTTGGCATGTAAAATACCTGCTGAATCTCTGTACTCGGCCTTGATAGTTTTGATACCAGTGGTTGTGATCCACTGTGGACGACCACCTGTGCCACCAATGATGCTGTTGCTCACTGTTGGCGTAAACACTTCCTGATCTACTAATGTTCCGTCGTCTCTTTTGTGACTGATTTTTAAACCTCTTGCCATTTTGTTTTCTCCTTTAAATTGGCGTTCTAGGCCTACGCGGTTGGCTCCGCAATAAGTTCTTGTGAACAAGAGTATTTATTACAAACTGTTAATCTTTTTTATCAAGGGTGCTGTTATAGTGTTTAACAGTTGTTCTGAATATAAAAAATCTAAATTTTTTTGACGTCTTGCCATGGTTGAAGTGAAAATGTCATACATAGGATAGGTTACTACATGATCAAGGCATTCTAGCATGGCGTTGATCCTTTGTCTCCAATCATGCACTCCGTCGTATTGGTTGTGATCTATAATGTCATAAAACATGTCAAAACCTAAATCAGCATACATTCTCACGATGTTGCAACACCCAAATATCATTGGAATTTGTCCTGACATCAGCGGTTTGTATGATTTTTCGCTTAAAAAATCACTATAGATATAGGTTTCAGTAACCAAGTTAATGTAAGCATCAGTAAAAATTTCAAAATTTGTATCAATTACCGCATTGAATTCTCCTTCAGACCAGTATGGAGATTTATCGTAATTATCTTTGACTAATTTAAACTCATCTTCTGTTAAACCAACATCGTGGAAATCAACATAGTTGCAATCAAAATCATCAAATTTATGCATCCTACTACAAATTTTGTTCCAATATTTTTTTTGTAATAACTTTCCCAAGAAATAAATTCTGTGTGGTCTAAACTTTAAATTTCTATTGGCAGTAGAAAACTGGTATTTTCTTTCTAGATCGCCAACAGATCCAATAATAATATTATTTTTTGGAAAAATTCTAAGTGCAAATAACCAAAATGGAAAAAATATAACATTGTCCTGTTCTTGATAAAAATATTCCATGTTACTGCTTAAATAATAAATTGGAGCTGTAAATCGAGCAGAATTTTTGATGTCAACAGCATGACTGGCATTTTCTAATAAAGCACAGTCAACTTGGAATTTGGACATTGCAATTTCAATTTCACTAAAAGTTGCTGTGAAATCTGGCATCAAAATTTTTTTATCTTCAAAAAAACTATCTAAGAATGTTACTATTGGCCAGTTAAGGTCTCTTTCGTCCGGGCGATAAGTTTTAATTTCACGTCCATTTATATCAACGATTGGCATTTATTTTGTCCTTGATTGATTGACTCCAAAAATTTTTATTTTCAAAGCTTCTTATAATTTCTATGTTTTTTTGCCTTCTGTTAATTGTTGCAAAATAAATGTTTTTAATGTCGTGGTGTATTCTTAGCAATTCATTATGAATATAATTGGTTCTTTCTTTCCAGTCAGCTATACTATCATAGTCATGGTCAATAAAGTCATCAAAAGTATCAAAACCAATGTCACGCAAAAACTTTACAGCTCCTGGGGGTCCTTGGATCAAAAACAATTGTCCTGCTCTAATAGGTTTATAAATTTTTTCTGTCAAAAAACCAATTGGTTCAAGTCTGGATTCTGTAACCAAATTCAAGTAGGCATCCACATAATCATCTATACTACTGCACAATTGGTATTCAGTTTTGGGTTGATACTTTGGAGCTTGTGTGTTAATTTGTAAAAAAGTTTCGTAGTTTTCTTGACCAATTTCTTTTATAATATCATCTGCTGCCGGCACTGGGCCGTTGGCCTCGTTGGCATGAAACCAATTGAGTTTCATTTGCGGTAAATCAAGTGCCTTTAATTTTATGGTGTTATAAATTCTTGATATTCTTGGGCTGCGATTTATACAATTAAATAAAAATGGTCTAATTCTTTGTAAATCCACTTCTTCATTACAGGCTAGGTATGACGAAAAAAGCAAATGAAATGGCCAATAATTTTGTTTGGTAAAATCACTATCTAAAACTAGATGTGATTTAGTTTTAGAATTATAAGTTGGTAAATTGTAAGGATGATCACTGCAATTGATCAATAAAAAATCAATTAGGCTGTTGTCTATAATGTCTTCGTCAAATTGATTAAAATGCACAATGCAAATTTTTTTATTTGTGCGGTATTTTTTCAAAAAATAAATTATTTGACTATTCTTAGCTACATCGCCAAAATTGCCTTGTCCCTGGTCCCACTTGATAGTGTTGTAATCAATTTTTTCTAACCTGCGATTATAAAATTCCATATTCATACTTAGTCAACAAAAAAGGGCCTTGCGGCCCTTTAATGTTTCCCATCCCGAGTGGAAAATTACTGGAACGATAGGTTAGAAACAGCAATCTCACCTAGGTAGTCAGCTGCATTACCGAACGATGATGCTGTGTTTGTCAACTCAACATAACCGTAACGAGTCATAAAGCCAACGACTGGTTCGAATGTGCTTGGATCTAGAACAACGCCCGAGCTCATTAGAGGAATATATGGGCAGTAGAACGCGGCTGCATCAGCCTCGCTTGAACCCTTATAACCAACTAGAACTGCTTGGGTATCGCTAGCATAGCTGTCAACATAGATACGCATTGCGCCGTTTAGTGTACCAACAAACTTGGTGTTGGTAGGAGCTTCAAAGGTACCTTCAGTTGTACGAGCAAATGCTGAAGTTGTTGCGCTTTGTAGTACAGTTAGAGCTGCTGGACTTACAACTGCCCAGTTACCAGCACCACGACGTGTACGTGAAGCGATTAGGTTTGCTGTACGGTTGATTAGAACAGCTAGTGCAGCGTGTTCGTCACCAACGAAAGTAGCAGTACCACTTACAGTTGCTTGGTCAAATGTAAACTCAGTTGCTGCCAAGCTACGTAGTGAACCTAGGATTTCTTGGTCGATTTCAACTGTGATCTCTTGTGCTAGTGCAGCCATGATTTCTGCTTCGATGTCCAGGCCGTGCATGGCTTGTGCATCTTGTGCAGCTTCAAAAGTCCAGCGAGCTGACAACTTACGAGTCTTGGCTTCAACAACTTGCTTCAAGATTTGTACGTTGATTCTGTTACCAGGTACACCTTCTAGTGTACTAGTAGTAGCTGCCTTACCAGTTGTAGCTGTGCCACCTGGAGTTAAACCAGAGTAAGCAACAGCAATCTTGAATGGGCTCAGTGCTTCATCACCAGCTGTGGTACCAGTAGCGTATGGGCTAGCAGTATCAGTGGTGTTGTCTGCATAACGAACACGTAGAGTGTGGATCTGTGCAACAGGTCCAGTCATTGGCTGAACACCAACGATTTCGTTTGCAATAACTGTTGGCATAACACGACGAATCACTGGTAGAATGACTCGGTTCAGTGTTGCAACGTTTGAAGCAGCAGTCGCGCCAGCGGTTGCAGCTTCCATCAAGTGCTTGCGAGTGTTTTCTAGAACTACACCCATTGTGGTTCTCTTGGAACCGTTTAAGCCTTCTAACAGAGCGTCTTTAGTTTCGCCCCAACGGCTTTCTAGTAATGCTTGTGTCATTTTATTTCCTTTTCTCCTATTTAGGGTTTACTTTAGCCCTGCCAAACGCTTGATCTCAAAAACGTTGTGTACGTTTTCTTCGATTGCAGGTGTTGTAGCAGATTTATCACCAGTTACTTCTACACGACCTTCTGCCAGCATTGTTTTTGGCTTTGCTGTCTGTGCGGCTGTGTTGTTAAGTACTGCTGGCAGATACTTTTCGTATGCACTCTGCAACTTAGCAGTTTGCACACTCTCAAGAAGTTCGCTCATTACTGTAGCTTTCTCCTTGTTTAAAGGTTTCAGCAGATTGGCCATAATTTCTCGGCGTTCTGTTGATTCTTTAATAACTTTGATCTCTTTGTCTTTTGATTCAACAATCATTGCAGCTTGTTCTGCTTGAGCTTGTGCCTCTTGCAAAGCTTGCTCTTTGGTAGCAATGACAGCTTGTAGCTTGCGAATTTCTTTGTTCTCATTTAGGTGAGTCACTGCAAATTCACTTGCAAAAGCTTCAAAGATTTGACGACCAAACATGTTCTCACGAGCAAGTTGGATATCTTCTTTGAGTTGAGTCATTTCTGACTCTAGTTTTCTAGTAACTGATTCTTTAACTAGTTCTGCAGATCTAGCAACAAAACTCTGTTGTAGTTCGGCAAGCTTGTCTTTGGCACCAGCGATTAAGCGAACTTTTGTCTCAACCACTGCTTGCTTGTCTTGCTCAAACTCTTGAATTTCTTCTGCTAGTGCTTTGATCACAAATGATTCTAGCTTACTTACACTATTCTCATATTGCTTGCGATCTTCACGTAGTTCGCGGATTTCTTCGGCCAGTTTACCAACCATAAAATCGTTGAATTTGGTGCTGCTTTCCATCATGTGAACTTTGAACTTCGCACGATCTTCTGCTAGAGCCTGTTTCTCTGCTGCGAACTCTTCGAGTTCGTTTTGTAGAGATTCAGTTACCATTTTGTCTAGAGCTTCAACCATAACTTGCTTGTCATGTTGGTATCTTTGAGCGAATTCTTCACGAAGTTCTGCTCTAACAGTTTCACGGGCTTCGAGAAGTTTTGCTTCCCATGCTTCCGTGATAGCCTGTTGCGTATCTTCGTTTATGATGCCGCTGTCTACCAATGGTTTGATAGCATCTAATAACATCAGGTTTCTCCTATTTTAACTTAAGGTCTTTGATAAGGCGTGTAATGCCTTCTTTCAGGTACCGCTGTACTCTTTGATCTTGTGTGGCATCACGAGCCACATCTAACACTCGGTGTCCATGACGCATATTCATCAAGCCCTCATAGATTGCTTTGGGATATGCGTTAGGGGCACTAGGTTGTGCTACAATGTCAACGGTAATAATGTCAAAACCACTTACACGACCGTTGTCAGCTACTTCTCCACTTCCACGGCTGCTTACACCCAACTTGACACCCGATGTGATCATTGCTTTCACAAGTTCGCCCATGGGTGTTGGTAGGATTTTTAGTTTGCCGTGACCGCAAGGACCGTCCATCCACATACCTGTAATCATATGTGACACACGATCCAAATTAATCTTTAGGTCATCAGGGTGATCAACTTCTCCAAGGACGCTTTTGCCTTGTTGAATGGTTTCATTGATTTGTTCTACGGCCTTTTTGATTTCTGTCATAGGGTAGACACGCTTGTTTTCATTCATGACATCGCCCTGAATGAATATGCCTTCCATGTAAAGATTCTTCTTGCCATCTGACCCAGACGCAGAATCCTCTTCGAGGACTTTGATCTGCGCCCGGTCAAATGTAAGATGCTCTCTTAGGTACAAAGCCATATTATTGCCCTAATTAATTGCCACCGCGTTCAATACTTGTCTTGTTCACAGGTACTGATCCGTCGGTAGTTTGCCCTTCACCTGCTTTTGCTTTTGCCTTGTGACTAAATGTCTTTCCGGCATTGGCGCCTGGTTTGTTTTCCCAGTTACTTGCATCTTTTACATCTTTTACAGTGCCTTTCTTAGGAGCACTTGTGCCGTCTGGTGCGCTTTCGCTGCCACCTTGAGCCAAGTTCTTGGCTGTGCCACCCATGTCGTTCTTGCCGGCTACTGTGCTTTGTGTGTTAACACTTGCGTGATCGCCACCTGCACTGGTACCTGCTGGCTGACCTTCGGTGTTGCTGGGTGAGCTGATTTTTTCTACATATTCACGCATTAGATCTACTGCGGTCTTTTGTAGTGGACGACGCTGTCTTGATTCGTAAACGGATTCTTCTTTTTCGTCTTTTTCGTCTTCTTCGTCGTCTTCTTCTTTTTCAGCTTCCATCATTGCGAAATTGTCTTCATCTTCTTCGTCTTCTTCACTGTCCATGTCATCCATGTCCATGGCATCCATGTCCATATCGTCCATGTCGCCTTCTTCGTCGCCCATTAGTTGTTCAAATTCAGCCTTCAGAGCTTCTAGCTCGCTCTCTAGATCCATAACTTTTTGCTCTAGATCGCCTTCATCGTCGCCCATGTCGTCCATTGAATCGTCGTCGCCCATGTCGCCCATGTCGCCCATGTCCATGTCGTCATCA